ATATATCATGATTCAAATAATTATCCTATAGAAAAAGTAGGGCAAGGTTCGTTACCTTCTTTTACTGAACTGTTGCATGACACCTTGGATTTGAATTGGTATGATAAAAATGTTATTGATGGAACTATTAAGATGGGAATATTATATAAGGGGTGGGAGAAAAATAAGGAAGAAATTTTTCATTCTTTTGCTATGCATCAAGCCGCAGTACACTTTACTCCTAATAAATTATCTAAAGCAGTTTTAGAATCTGGGTTATTTAATGTAAAAGAAAAAAACATAAAAAATCCTGAGAGCGAAATAGATGCTGATTTTATATTTGACTGTAGAGGAAAATGTAATAGGAATAAAGATAACTATGAGAAAATAAGCAGCCCTATAAACGCTGTACTTCTTGCTTCTAACTATAAGAAAGAAAAAGATAGAGATTTAACATACACCCAAGCAGTAGCTACACCTAATGGGTGGACCTTTGTAATACCTAACAAGAACACTATATCGTATGGATATCTTTATAATAGTGAAATAACATCTACTGAAGAAGCAAGAGAAGATTTTATGAGTAGGTTTGATATAGTAAAAATTAATGATGCACTTCCATTTGAGAATTATGTAGCTAAAAATATGTTTATAGGAGAAAGAACTATATTGCAAGGTAATGCGTATGGATTTATAGAGCCTTTAGAGGCAACCTCTCTTAATTTTTATCATACATTATGTATCGAAGCTAAAAAAACTATTTTTAATGGGGTTAATGCTCAAGAAAGTAATGGTAAGGTTAAAGCACTAATGCATAGGATTGAATCGTTTTTATTGTGGCATTATCAATTTGGATCTAAGTATGATACACCTTTTTGGAAGTATGCACAAGCATTGACTTTTAACTCTACTTTTAGTGCTGATAGTTTAAGTGAATTGTGGGATAAAATAGAACCTTAATATAACAAAATGGATATTAAAGAAATTAAGTTAGAAATAATAAAAGCTGGAGAAAAAGCAGTTAAGCAATTAATTAAAGTAGCTAAAGAAGATATTATAAAATATGAAGCAGAAGATCCTTTAGCCCCAGACAGATTAAAAAATGCAGCAGCTACTAAGAAACTATGCATCATGGATGCTTTTGAAATATTAAAAAGAATAGAAGAAGAAAAGTCAATGTTGGATGGTAATTTTGCCGAAAAAAAACCTAATATCCCCAAAGGATTTGCAGAGTCAAGATCAAAATAAATTATATAAAGAATTAAAAGGGGTTATTCCTAAGTCTGTTTTGTCTAATAAAAACAGAGGAAGAACATGGTTTTATGGCTATAACGAAAAATATGATATAGTTGTTATATCTAAGAGTGGCCAGATAGAAAGCGTTATAGAAATAAATGGTTTAAAGATAGCTCTACCTCCTACTCCAAAAGAAATTTTTAAAAGATCTAAAAATAAAGAAGATCAATATTGGCAAGTAACCCCACTAAGTAAAGAGTTAAATAGAATAAAATCTATATTTCAATGGCACGAAACTCCCGATACTTTTAAATCTCAATGGGTAGACTATATAGAGGGAGAATTTGATAGAAGAGAGCAGGGATATTGGTTTATGAATAACGGGAGCCCTACATATATAACGGGGACTCATTATATGTATTTACAGTGGACAAAAATTGATGTAGGGAATCCTGACTTTAGAGAAGCTAATAGGATCTTTTATATATTCTGGGAAGCCTGTAAAGCCGATAAGAGAAGTTTTGGTATGTGCTATTTAAAAATAAGACGTTCAGGATTTTCATTTATGAGTTCATGTGAGGGTGTTAATCAAGCCACTATTACTAAGGACTCAAGAATAGGAATACTATCTAAAAGTGGTTCTGATGCTAAAAAAATGTTTACCGACAAAGTAGTTCCTATATCTAATAATTACCCTTTCTTTTTTAAGCCTATACAGGATGGTATGGATAAACCTAAAACAGAATTAGCATATAGAGTTCCTGCTTCTAAAATTACAAAAAAGAATATGTATCATTTGGCTGACGATGAACTCGAAGGATTAGATACTACTATTGACTGGAAAAACACTGGTGATAACAGTTATGATGGTGAAAAATTACAATTATTACTTCATGATGAGAGTGGTAAATGGGAAAGGCCTGATAATATTTTAAACAACTGGAGGGTAACTAAAACTTGTTTGAGATTAGGTAGTAAGGTTATTGGTAAATGTATGATGGGATCTACTTCTAATGCGTTAGATAAAGGGGGTAGAAATTTTAAAGATCTTTATGAAGACTCTTTTCCCTCTAAGAGAAATGCAAATGGTCAAACAAAAAGCGGATTGTATTGTTTATTCGTTCCTATGGAATGGAATTTTGAAGGATATATTGACAGACATGGAATGCCTGTATTTAAAACACCTATCAAACCCATAATAGGTATAGACGGAGAAGATATTAATATAGGAGCAATAGATTATTGGGAAAACGAGGTGGCTTCTTTAACTCAAGATCCTGATGCTTTAAATGAGTTTTACAGACAATTTCCCAGAACAGAATCCCATGCGTTTAGAGATGAAAGCAAACAGTCTTTATTTAATTTGACAAAAATATATCAGCAAGTAGATTATAATGATTCTTTAATTATAGAGCATCATACTACACAAGGATCTTTTCAGTGGAAGGATGGAATTAAAGATACTGAAGTAATATGGTCGCCTAATAAAAACGGAAGATTTTTAGTAACATGGACTCCAGGTAAAGGATTGATGAATAAGGTTATAACAACCAGAGGTATAAAAAAACCAGGGAATGAGCATTTAGGTTCTTTCGGCTGTGATTCTTATGATATATCTGGTGTGGTTGTAGGTAAAGGATCTAATGGGGCTCTACATGGACTTACTAAATTTAATATGGATAGTGCACCAAGTAATGAGTTTTTTTTAGAATATATAGCTCGACCACAAACTGCTGAAATATTTTTTGAAGAAGTATTGATGGCTTGTGTATTTTACGGAATGCCTATACTTTGTGAAAATAATAAACCTCGTTTATTGTATCACTTTAAAAACAGAGGATATAGAGGGTATTGTTTAAATCGTCCTGACAAAACATATAACAGATTATCTAAAACAGAAAAAGAATTAGGCGGAATACCCAACACTTCTGAAGACGTAAAACAATCTCATGCTTCAGCAATAGAATCATATATTGAAAAACATGTAGGTATTGATTTATTGGGGGATTACAGGGATCAAGATGATATGGGCAGGATGTATTTTCAAAGAACTTTAGAAGACTGGGCTAAGTTTGATATCAGTAATAGAACTAAGTTTGATGCAGCTATTAGTTCAGGATTAGCTATTATGGCCAACCAAAAACACTTATACACCCCATCTAAAGAAAAATCAAAAATAAGTATTAACTTTGCAAGATATAATAATAAGAATACACTAAGTAAAATAATTACATGAAAGCAGTCACTATAAATATACAATCAGCTGCCTTCCCAGATCAATTTGTGTCCGATGCAGATAAAAAGAAAAAAACTTTTGGACTACAGGTAGGTCAAGCAATACAATATGAGTGGTTTAGAAAGGATGGCATGAATTGTAGATTCTACAATCAGTGGGCAGATTTTAACCGATTAAGGCTGTATGCAAGAGGAGAGCAATCAGTTGCAAAATATAAAAACGAATTAGCGGTAGACGGAGATTTATCTTACCTTAACTTAGACTGGTCCCCTATTCCTATTATACCTAAGTTTGTTGATATAGTAGTAAACGGAATGGCTGATAGATTATTCAAAGTGAACTGTCAGGCTCAAGACGCTATGTCTGCAGAAAAGAGAAGTGAATTTCAAAAAATGATTTCGGTAAATGTAGCTGCTCAAGATTTATTTCATCAAGTTGAAAAAGATTTTAAAATGAATGTTTTTCAAGTAGATCCTAAAACGCTTCCTCAAAGCGATTCCGAAATGGAGTTGTATATGCAGTTAAATTATAAGCCAGGAATAGAGATAGCTAATGAAATAGCTATTAATACAATGCTTGAAGAAAATCACTATATTGATATTAGAAAAAGAGTAGATTATGATTTAACAACTATAGGTATAGGTATTAGTAAGCACATGTTTCAAAAAGGAGATGGAATTAAAGTTGAGTATGTTGATCCTGCAAATGTAGTTTATAGTTATACTGAAGATCCTTACTTTAAAGATTGTTTTTATTGGGGAGAACTTAAAACTGTTCCTATCACAGAAGTATTAAAGATTAATCCAGATCTAACAACAGAAGATTTAGAAGAGATATCTAAATATAGTCAAGCGTGGTATGACTACTATAATACTGCCGCTATTTATGAGAACAGTATGTTTGCAAGAGACACCTGTACGTTATTATTTTTTAATTATAAAACAACTAATAGTTTTGTTTATAAGAAAAAACAAACTGCAGAAGGAACTTTTAAAACAGTAGAGAAAGATGATCAATTTAACCCTCCTGAAGAAATGATGGAAGAAGGTAATTTTGAAAGGGTAGAAAAAAGAATTGATGTATGGTATGACGGGGTTATGGTAATGGGAAGTAATATGTTGCTTAAGTGGGAAATGATGGAGAATATGGTTCGTCCTAATTCTGCTAATCAACATGCTATGGCTAATTATGTAGCATGTGCTCCAAGAATGTATAAAGGAATTTTAGACTCTTTAGTAAAAAGAATGATTCCTTTTGCAGATTTAATTCAAATAAGTCATTTAAAATTACAACAAGTTGTTTCTAAAGTGGTTCCTGATGGTGTTTTTATTGATGCTGACGGTTTAAGTGAAGTGGATTTAGGAACGGGGAATGCTTATGATCCTTCAGATGCTTTACGATTATACTTTCAAACAGGTAGTGTGGTAGGTAGAAGTTACACTCAAGATGGAGAATATAATAATGCAAAAGTTCCAATTACTCAGCTAACATCTAATAGTGGTAGCAGTAAGATGCAAATGCTTATAGGTAATTATAACCACTACTTAGGAATGATAAGACAAGTAACTGGATTAAATGAAGCCAGAGATGCCTCTACTCCTGACCCTAACTCTTTAGTGGGCGTTCAGAAATTAGCAGCGTTAAATTCTAATGTAGCTACGAGGCATATTCTTAATTCAAGTTTATATATAACCAGAACTTTAGCTGAAGCTCTTTCAATAAGGACTGCAGATGTTTTAGAATATGCTGACTTTAAAGATGAGTTTGCTATGCAAATCGGTAAATATAATTTAGGAATTATAGAAGAAATTAGAAATTTATATTTATATGACTTTGGTGTATTTATTGAAATGAGTCCTGATGAAGAAGAAAAACAACAGTTAGAGGCTAACATTCAAGTGGCATTAAAAATGGGAGGAATTGACTTAGAGGATGCTATTGATATTAGAACTATTAATAATTTAAAAATGGCCAATCAATTATTAAAAGTCAAACGTAAACAAAGTGCTGCTGAAAAGAAAGAAGCAGAAATGCAAAAGCAGGCTATGCAAGGACAGCAACAACAAGCTCTTCAGAAACAAGCGGCTCAAGCTAAAATGCAACAAAGTCAACAAGAGATGCAGGCAAAGAT